ATTCGAGGATCTGTTCCTCAGTGAATTCAATGGGAGTATTTGCTTTTTTTAAATTGGGATTACCAAGATAGATATCATCAGACATAATTCAATTACTTATTATTATCCAAAAATCCCTGTTTTAACATTTTAGAAAGATCAGATGTTGAACCTACAAACAAAGCATTATTAGTAACATTATTTGTTGTTTTATGATTATCTTCATCAATTTCTTTAACTTTCTTTTGGAGTTCCATCAACTTATCAGTAGTATCAGCAACTGACTTAATAATTTGACCTGCAACTTCATATGCTCTTGGACTTGCACTTTCACCCGCAAGTTCCATTATACCATTAAGAGATTCTTGTCCCTTTTCAATTAATGAGTATAAATTGGCACGAGTATATTCATAATCTTTTTGAATTTCATTATTTGGTTTTTCTGATGCAACATCTATTTTAGTAGTATTTTTATCTACTTCAACAATATCACTTTCAATATCAAGTGCTTTATCAATATTAGCATAACCATTAGTCATGATTTAAACATCCTCTTGTCTTGTTGGACTATAATCTTTACCATCATTCAATTCTGTCCATGAATCAGTAAATCCAAAATCATCATTTGGACCAGCAGTAATTGGATCAGGAACAACAGTATATCTCATTTCACGTTTAGCAGTTGAAGTATTAGTTCCTGTATGTTCATCAACAATAACTTTTCTAATTAATCCATCAGTACTCTTAGCAACTGGACCGAATAGATATGTTTTTGCCGTAAAACTTAAAGTATAAATTAATGCTCTTCTTACTTCAAAACTTCCTTCATAATCATCTTGGAATGATATATTATCCAATATAACAGGAATATCTCTTTTTTCTCCAATAGCAGATACTAAATCTACAGTTAAAGTAAATGAAGGTTGGAAATATGGCATTATCTGTTCAATAATTTGTAGTGCATCA